TCAATTCACAAATACCCCCCACCCCCCTTTAAATTTATCCAACATTTATCATTCATCTTATTATGCAAACACCCCCCGTCAATGGGACCCAAAGGTCATATATACAAAACGCTATATTTTGTACATGAGAAGTTTGACGTGTATAAATTTTGTGCTACATTCGACACGTTGGCGGGCGAGGCCACCTGATATGACAGGGAACCGTAGGGATGGACTGGTTCGTAAGCCTGAACCCACCCCGTCGCCAACAACCCCTCTTTCATCGGAGTGCTATTTCGTCAATGCCACTGCAATTAAACCCAGATAAAACGGTTCCATACCCAGAAAGTTTGGAGCCTGAAGTAGCTTCTACTTTGCGGGAGAATATGCAGATCGCGGCGAACACAGCGGGCATGTTGAAACAACTCGGTGCCCACGTAGACGACGACCCCGAAGCGCAAGACAAAGCCGACGAGGTTTTCAAAACATTCAATGAGCTGATCGTCGACCAATACGAGAAGGCTATGACAGCCGACGCCCCACCCAAAAGAGGACGCGGCAGGCCGCGCAAGGACCCAGATAAAAACCCGCAAGCCATGTACGCTCTGCCAGTCGCGGAACGCATAGGCAATATGCTGCGTGAATACGACAATGAGTTTGTGGCAGATGCCTCTCAACTTAGGTTAGTGGTCACTAACAAGTTACTAGACCTAGCGTCGTGTGGCGATCCTAAAATAGAGATCAAAGCGACGGAGATGCTGGGCAAGATAAGCGATGTGGGCCTCTTCTCAGAGAAGACAGAGATTACCGTAACGTATAACAACGTAGTAGATATTGACCAAGCTATTAAAGATAAGGTGCGCAAGATGCTGCTTGTGCAGGGCGCAACGGACATCACCCCGATAGACATTGATTTGGATGCAGAGTTAGGGCCAGTCGTAGATGACTCAGTAGAAACCCCACCCGAACCGCCCGCCGAGGACACTAATGAGGGATGAAACGCCTGTATCTACGATGGACGCGGAGCTCAAAGCGCTCTTAGCTAACTTAGATAAGCTGACGCCCGCGCAAAAAGCCATAGTTTTAGCTGATCTGGAGAAGCGGGACGCGCTGTTTGAGAAACAACAGGCCCGCGATACGTTCATGGGGTTCGTAAATAAGGTGTGGCCTGAGTTTATTGGGGGCCGACACCACAAAATAATGGCCAAGGCGTTCGAAAAAGCCATCAAAGGCGAGACGAAACGGTTGATTATTAATATGCCACCCCGCCATACCAAGTCTGAGTTCGCTTCATATCTACTTCCAGCGTGGTTTCTAGGTAAATTCCCTAATAAAAAGGTAATTCAGTGTTCAAATACGGCTGAATTGGCGGTGGGTTTTGGTCGAAAAGTGCGAAATTTGGTGGATTCGGAGGTTTACAAGGACCTTTTCCCTAATTTGGAGCTAAGAGCGGACTCAAAAGCGGCCGGAAGGTGGAATACGAGTAAAAATGGTGACTATTTTGCGATTGGTGTAGGCGGAACTGTTACTGGTAAGGGTGCTGATCTATTGATTATTGACGATCCGCACTCAGAACAGGAGGCCGCACTAGCGGCAACTAATCCAGATGTGTTTGATAAGGTCACAGAGTGGTATACGTCTGGACCACGCCAGCGTCTCCAGCCCGGTGGAGTGATTATTGTGGTGATGACGCGCTGGGCGATGCGGGATTTGACGGGTCAGGTATTGAAGGCGGCGGCTGCGCGGGGTGGGGACCAGTGGGATGTGATTGAGTTCCCTGCCATCATGCCTAGTGGTAAACCCCTATGGCCAGAGTTTTGGTCGCTGGCGGAGCTGGAGGCGCTTAGAGAGGAACTTCCTAACGCGAAGTGGCAAGCGCAGTATCAACAAAACCCTGTCGGGAATGAATCGGCGATTGTTAAGAGAGATTGGTGGCAGTGGTGGGAGGCGGACACCCCGCCCGCTTGTGAATACATACTTCAGACATGGGACACTGCGTTTGAGAAGAGTAATAGGGCTGACTACTCCGCTGGCACGACGTGGGGAGTGTTCACTAATGACGAGGACAACGGCGCTAAGAACTTGATACTGTTGAATACGTATCGCAAACGCGCTGAATACCCAGAGTTAAAAAGAGATGTGCTCAGTGAGTACAAAGAGTATGAGCCTGATGGCGTGTTGATAGAGAAGAAGGCCACGGGTGCGCCGCTTATCTATGAACTCAGAGCGATGGGCATACCCGTGCAGGAGTACACGCCTAGTAAGGGGCAAGATAAAATTTCCCGTCTTAACTCCGTATCAGACATAATTGCGTCCGGTAAGGTGTGGGTACCCAAAACGCGGTGGGCTGAAGAGCTCGTCGATGAGATTGCTGCGTTCCCATCTGGCGAGCATGACGACTTGGTGGACGCGACTACTCTAGCGCTGATGAGATTTAGACAGGGTGGGTTCTTGCGATTACCCACTGATGAGCCCGAAGAGATTGAATGGTTTAGAAGTCACCGCCGTGAGCGGTTTTACACAGTGTAAGGACTGAATATGGAAAAAAGTTTGTATCAAGCACCGATGGCTATTGATATGGAAGAAGGTCCCGGTATAGAGATTGAGATCGAAGACCCAGAAGAAGTAAATATTGGTCTGGGTGATATAGAGATACAGCTTGGCCATGAAAGAGAAACAGCAGAAGATTTTGACGCCAACCTCGCTGAATACATGGACGAGGGGGACTTGTCGGGCTTAGCGAATGATCTAGTTGCGGACTTTGAGAAAGACTCGATGGACCGCAAGGACTGGATAAAAACTTATGTTGACGGCCTGAAGTTATTGGGTCTTCAATACGAAGAGAGAACAGAACCTTGGCAGGGCGCTTGTGGTGTGTTCCACCCCATGTTGACTGAATCTGTTGTGCGCTTCCAATCTGAGGCGATGATGGAGACATTCCCAGCGATGGGGCCTGTCAAGACGCAGATTGTTGGCAAGGTGGACTTGCTGAGAGAAGAAGCGGCTACGCGCGTGCGCGAGGACATGAACTATCAGCTCACAGAAGTGATGACTGAGTACCGCCCTGAGCACGAGAAGTTATTGTGGTCATTGCCTATCACGGGCTCGGCGTTCAAGAAGGTGTACTACGATCCTAGTAAGGGGCGCCAAGTCGCTGTGTTTATACCGGCCGAAGATATTGTTGTGCCTTATGGCAGCTCCAACATTGAGGACGCTGAGCGCGTTACGCACGTTATGCGCAAGACCGAGCAGGAGGTCATCAAGCTGCAGGAGGCTGGGTTCTACATGGACGTGGACCTCGGCGAGCCCGGCTATGAGTTAGATGACATCGAGAAGCAGAAAGCTGAAGAGCAGGGTATGAACGCGACGCAGGATGATCGCTATCGCATACTTGAGATGCACGTCACTCTGGACCTCAAAGGCTTCGAGCACAAAGATAAAAAGGGACGTGAGACAGGTATTGGGCTACCATACGTCATCACTGTAGATAAAGCCTCACGCACTATCTTAGCTATCAGAAGGAATTGGTACGAAGATGACATCCTCCACACCAAACGACAACACTTCGTCCACTACCAATACATCCCCGGATTTGGCTTCTACGGCTACGGGCTCATTCATCTCATCGGTGGATACGCTAAGTCAGCAACGATGCTTATCCGCCAACTTGTTGACGCTGGCACTTTATCGAATCTCCCCGGAGGACTTAAATCGAGAGGACTACGGGTTAAAGGGGACGACACCCCCATCCAGCCCGGAGAGTTTAGGGACGTAGACGTCCCCTCTGGTAGTATCAGAGACAACATCCTGCCTCTGCCGTACAAGGAGCCTTCACAGGTCCTGTTCACTTTATTCCAGCAGATCGTCACCGAGGGCCGTGCGTTCGCGTCTAGTGGTGATATGAACGTGTCAGACATGAGCACTAACGCTCCGGTCGGCACGACTCTGGCGCTCTTAGAGAGAACACTAAAGGTGATGACTGCTGTTCAGTCGCGCCTCCACCATGCGATGAAGCAGGAGTTCAAGTTACTCAAGGTGATCATCGCTGACTACACACCAGAAGAGTATGACTACGAGCCAGTAGACGCTGGTCGCAAGGCTAAGAAGTCTGACTACGACTCGACAGATGTCATCCCTGTTAGTGATCCAAACGCTGCGACGATGGCGCAGAAGATCGTGCAGTACCAAGCCGTGTTGCAGCTGGCGCAAACAGCTCCGCAGTTGTACAACTTGCCGCTTCTACATCGTCAGATGATTGAGGTGTTGGGCGTTAAGAATGCTAGCAAACTGGTCCCGGTTGAGGACGACCAAGTACCTACTGATCCAGTACAAGAGAACCAGAATCTGTTGACTGGCAAACCGGTCAAGGCGTTTATGGAGCAGAACCATGAAGCGCACATTCAGACACACATGTCTGCGATGCAGAACCCCAAGATCGTGCAGTTGTTGCAGATGAACCCACAGGCGCCTGCGATACAAGCGGCGATGATGGCGCACATCAACGAGCACATTGCGTTCGAGTACCGCAAGCAGGTGGAGATGGCGATTGGTCACGCGCTGCCAAGCGAAGAGCAGAACAAACACATGCCGCCAGATTTGTCAGATCAGATTGCGATGGCTACGGCTCAGGCGTCCCAGCAGTTGCTCCAGCAGGCTCAACAACAAGCGTCGCAGCAACAAGCTCAACAGCAGATGCAGGACCCAGTTGTCCAGATGCAGATGCAGGAGCTCCAACTCAAACAGCAGGACTTGCAGCTCAAGGCGCAGAAGCAGGCGGCTGAGATGGCGGCGAAGGCTGATCAGATCCGCATCGAGGAGGCTCGCATACAGGCGCAGAAAGAGATTGCAGCTATGCAGGTCGGTGCCACAGCTGCGGCCAAACGCGATCAACTAGAGAAGCAACAACAGGCTGAAGGCTTGCGTCTAGGCATAGATGCGGCCAAGCATAAAGCGCAGATGGCTGTGCAGGCGGCGCAGCGTCAGTCGCAGAGACAACAACCCCCCAAGAAGGGAGCTAAATGAGTACACAAGCCTTTGAGTACTTAGCCAAGGAGATTGACAAGCTCCGAAACGATCAAGCCACTTTCCTCATGGGCGGTGGGGCGAAGGATTTTGCCGAGTATCGGCACGTCTGCGGAGTCATCCGGGGTCTGACTCATGCAGAACAACTTGTCAAAGACCTCGTGCAGAAAATGGAGTATTCCGATGAGTGAGTTTGATGTTTCCGCTGTGGACCTGTCCGGTATTCTGAACAAGAATAACGAAGACAAGGCTAAGCAGTTGCCCGATCCATCTACCTATTACATGCTGACCGTTGTCCCAGAGGCGATGGAGGAGTATGCCGATAGTGAGATTGGTATCGTGAAATCGAGTCAATCTATGTACTACGAAGAGGTGCTGACCCCAGTACTGTTTGTAGTAAAGATGGGCCCTGATTGCTACGCAGACGCTTCCCGTTTCCCAAATGGGCCAAGCTGCAAAGTAGGCGACTTCGTCGTCGTTCGCCCCAATTCAGGCACCCGCCTGAAGATTCACGGTCGTGAGTTCCGCATCATCGCGGATACCTCAGTTGAGGCCGTTGTCCAAGACCCGCGCGGGATTAGCCGTGCTGCATAAGGAGTAACAAATGGCATTACCAGAGTTTGAACTACCCGATCCTGATAAACAACAGGATACTGCTGTCGAAGACGATAAGTTTGAGATAGAAATTGAAGACGATACCCCTAAAGCGGATCGGCGCCGTAGGCCCGACCCTGAAGGTCCTCCTGAAGACCCAACTGAAGACGAGCTTAGTTCGTACGACGAGAAGGTACAGGCGCGTATAAGGAAGTTCACCCGTGGATACCACGATGAACGCCGAGCAAAAGAGGAAGCCCAGCGCGAGCGCGAAGCGGCTGAAAACTTTGCCAAACAAGTGTTTGAAGAGAACAAACGCCTTCAACAGCAGCTATCTACCGGTAGTAAAGCATTCATTGAACAGTCTCAATCTTCTGCGGAAATTGAATTGGCAGCCGCCAAGAAAAAGTACAAAGAAGCCCATGAAATGGGGGATGTAGATGCTCTTGCTGATGCTCAAGCAGAGATTTCTAGAGCTACTTTGAAATTGGATAAAGCCCAAGGCTTGAAGCCAATCGAAGTAGAAGAGAAGGAATACACACCAGCAAAACCAGATGCACCAAAGGTTAGCCTTCGCACCCAGAAGTGGGTTCAAACCAACAGTGATTGGTGGGGGGTTGACGAAGAAATGACTATGGCTGCGATGGGGCTTGACAAGAAATTAGCCAAAGAGTATGGTCCGGACTACGTAGGTACTGAAGAGTACTTTAAAACCATCGACAAAACGATGCGCAAAAGATTTCCTGAACATTTTGAAGATGTTCAGAGCGACGAGGAAGATACACCGCCTCCAAAGAAAAGAGTATCAGAACCGGTTGATGAGGACGATGAACCTCCACGCCGTGCACAAAAGATCACTACTGTTGTGGCAGCCGCCTCACGTAGTACTCCGCCTAACCGCATAAAGTTAAAAGCATCAGAAGCCGCGATTGCTCGTCGTCTTGGGGTGCCGATTGAAGAATATGCGAAACAGGTTGCTCAACTGAAAAGAGGTTAAATATGGAACAGGTAAAGACTGAAAAACAGAATCGTTTGGCTCGTGAATTGGACACTGCGGTATCGCATGTACAGCGACCCACTTCGTGGCAAGCTCCCGAAACACTACCAAAACCTAATCCACGCCCCGGTATTACCCACCGTTATGTGCGAATAAGCATGATGGGTCACTCCGACGCGCAAAACATCTCTAGCAAGTTGCGAGAAGGGTATGAACCCGTGAAAGCGGAAGATTATCCGGAACTAATGATGCACGCTTCTAGCGAAGGCCGCTTTAAAGGTGGCATTGAGATAGGAGGTCTAGTTCTCTGTAGTATTCCAACCGAGTTTCTGAAACAACGAGAAGCACACTTCTCGAACATCAATAAACAAACGATGGAGTCTGTAGATAACAATTTCATGAAAGATAACCATCCGTCTATGTCTAAGTTTTCTGAAAAGTCAACGAGGGTGACGTTTGGTTCTGGCACTTAACTTTTTACAGGAGTCTTAAATGGCTTATCCAACGGTCTCGGCCCCCTACGGCCTAAAACCGGTCAACCTGATCGGAGGACAGGTATTTGCGGGTTCTACTCGTAGCATTCCTATCCAATACGGCAGCGCTACAAGCATCTACTATGGTGACTTCGTACGCGTTATTCGTGGTAATGTAATGCGCCTAGGTATTACTACTGACGGTACCGCTCAAGGTATGGTTGGTATTTTCTTAGGATGTTCTTACACCAATCCACTAACTAAGCAATTGACTTTCAGCCAATACTGGCCCGGCGGTACGCTGGCTGGTGACGCTGTTGCTATCGTTTGTGATGATCCTGACACAGTCTTCAAGGCTGTTGTTTGCTCGTCTGGCACCACAGTTGCTTCTGGCAGCTACGCCATGATTGGTCAAAACTACGGTGTGCTTGATAACACTGGAAGCTCCACTACTGGAGATTCTGCTGTTGCTTTGGCGTACTCTGCTACTTTGACTACAAGCACATTACCCTGCCGCGTAGTTGGTGTTGTACCTGATACAACATCTTCTGTGACTGCTACCGGTAGTTCTACCAGCACAACCATTACCTTAACTGGTTCTGGCCTGCCAAGCGCTATCTTGCAGGGCACTGACGTGTCTTATATTGCCTCTAATGGTCAAACAGTTCGCACTGGTTCTTTTGTAACTTCTGGTTACGCAGCCGGTACAACCTCTATCTCCATTAACGTGGCTACTTCGTCGTTGGGTAATACGGCTACGCCGATCCCAGCAAGTTCAACCATTGTGTTTACTCAAATTCCAGAGATGCTCGTTAAGATCAACTTTGGCAACCATGAGTACTACACTGCCACCGCAGTTTAAGGAGTAACTTAAATGGCTATTTCACGCGCACAACTACTTAAGGAACTCCTTCCCGGCCTCAACGCTCTGTTTGGTCTTGAATATGCACGCTACGGCGAAGAGCATAAAGAGATTTATGAAACAGAGACTTCTGAGCGTAGCTTCGAAGAAGAGACCAAACTGTCTGGCTTCTCTGCCGCTCCTGTCAAGAATGAAGGCTCTGCCATTCAGTACGACAATGCACAAGAGGCATGGACTACTCGCTATAACCACGAAACCATTGCTTTGGGTTTCTCAATCACTGAAGAAGCGATTGAAGATAACTTGTACGACAGCTTGTCTGCTCGCTACACCAAAGGTTTGGCTCGCGCTATGGCGTATACCAAGCAGATCAAAGCTGCTGCTGTGTTGAACAACGGTTTCTCTGCCCAATACGTGGGTGGTGACGGCGTTGCTCTTTTCAGCACTGCTCACCCCTTGGTCAACGGTGGTACCAACAGCAACACCCCATCTACTCAAGCTGACTTGAACGAGACTTCTTTGGAAGCCGCCGTTATTCAAATCGCTGCTTGGACTGATGAGCGTGGTCTGTTGATCGCTGCTAAGCCTAAGAAGTTGATCATCCCACCCGCACTCCAGTTCGTTGCTACTCGTCTGTTAGAGACTAACCTCCGCGTTGGCACTAACAACAACGACATCAACGCATTGAAGAACAACGGTTCAATCCCAGAGGGTTACACAATTAACCACTACTTGACCGACGTTAATGCTTGGTTCTTGACAACTGACGTGCCTAACGGTTTGAAGCACTTCGTTCGTACACCGCTGCAAAACAGCATGGACGGCGACTTCGATACCGGCAACGTGCGTTACAAAGCACGCGAGCGTTATTCGTTCGGCTGGTCCGATCCATTAGGAGTCTTTGGCTCTTCTGGTTCGTTCTAAAAAGAAAGGGGGTCAAAAGCCCCCTTTTTTCTTTTTTTGGTGTATATTCCAAACATCTGGGTGATCCGCTTTACCGCCACTGCCCCAGCAGACGATGCAACGATTGGTAAGGCACTTTTGCATAAGGAAAATTTATGGCACGTTCCACATTTGAAGGCCCAGTACTAGCTGGCGGCAACCGTTTTGGCCCATTGCGTAACGTAGGTTACACAGTGCTAGCTCAGGATTGCAGTATCGTTTTAACTAACACAACTAACGGCACTGCTGGCTATAGCGGCGGTTCTGGTCAGTTTGTTAGCGGCAATACCATTCCTAACGTAAACGCTACTGTTTACACCCCATCTTCTACTACATACCCACCTACAGCAGCCACAATTACTGCTGATGCTGGCACTGCTGGCGCTGGTACTTTGTACCGTGGCGTGGTGATGTATTTGCCTTACGGCTCTAGCATTGCTCAGATTCTGGTTGACACCAACGTGGCTATCACTGCTACTGGCGGAACAATCGGTACTGTGACTGGAAGCATTGGTAACAACTTCAATACAACCACCTACGGCAGTATCACTACCATGAACGCTGCTACAGGTCGTAACACTGTTGCTCAAACTGGCGCACAGTTGTTGTCTGCTACTTCAACTACTGGAGATATCTTAATTTCTCCAAACCCCGGTTCTGACGCATACAGCAGCATCTTGTCTCAAGTTGTGTTGACTATCACTATCCCCTACACAGGCGGTTCTGGTACAACCTTGCCAACAATCACTGCTGGTACATTCAACATTACAGTTGCTTATACACAGCCTGATAACAACATCGGTTCAACTACAGCTTACCCATACGGTAACTTTGATTGATGATGGGGGCTTCGGCCCCTCTCTTTAACTTCTCTAAAGGAAATCAATCATGATGCAAACCGATGTCAAGTCTGGCACAGCGGCGGCAGCCACAAGCACTGCTGTTACTAGTTTTAGGGCGCGTATCAAAGCACTTGCTTTGACATACACCGCGTCTGCTGGTGCTATAACAATTACCGACGGAAATGGCGGTACTACGCTGTTTTCATTCACCCCTGCGGCGGCTATTGGTTCTTTGTATATGCTGTTCCCCGGTGAGGGCATCCTTGCCACTACAGGTATATATGTAACTAACGGCACCGGCACAAGCGCAACGGTGTTCTATGGCTAAGACTGTTACAGCAACACTTATAAAACACTGCACAAATTGCGGTGTAGACAAGGCTTTGGACTTTTTTTATACAACAGGTAAAAAAGTTGACGGCTCACCAAAGTACAACTCTTGGTGCAAAAAGTGTATTGCTGTAAAACAAGTGTCTTACCATAAACGTACTTGGGGCGAAGAAAAGCTCAAGTACACGGCTTTTAAACGTACTAAGTCAGTGCGCTCTTATTTGCAGTATTTGCGCTCAAAAGCAGTGCAGCGTAAAAAGTCAGGCGAAGTTATTTCTATTGACGCGCTTGAATTGCTTTGGCATACGCAAAACGGTTGCTGTGCTTTAACAGGCTGGCAGATGACTATGGAGCTTGCTAACGGCGTTGTTCCAACAAATTGCAGTTTAGATCGTATAGACTCTACTCAAGGGTATGTTGTCGGTAATGTTCAGCTTGTTTGCCGTGCAGCAAATATCGCTAAAAGCAACTTGGCACAAAGCGATTTTGTACAACTCTGTAAAGCAGTTTTGGAGAAGGCACATGCCTAAAACACCAGCATGGCAGAGGAAAGAAGGGAAATCGGAAAGTGGGGGCCTCAACGCCAAGGGGCGAGCCTCTTACAACGCAGCGAATCCGGGGAAACCCGGACTCAAGAGACCTCAACCCGAAGGTGGGGCGAGGCGCGACTCTTTTTGCGCTCGTATGAAAGGCATGAAGTCGAAGCTAACGAGCGCCAAGACCGCAAACGATCCCAATTCGAGGATTAACAAAAGTCTTCGTGCTTGGAACTGCGCAGATGGCGGTTACGTTAAATCTGCTGATGGCATAGTCCAAAAGGGAAAAACCAAAGGAAAGATGTGCTGATATGTCAGACATACAGTTAACAGAACGCGAACGTGCTATTGCCAAAGAAGCGGCAAGGCTTGCGCTCGAAGAACTATCTTCTGAGTTCTACAAAAAGGTTGGTAAGACCGTTGTAGAGAAAGCTTTGATATGGATTGGCCTGCTTGCAGCGGGCTTTGTCTTTGGTAAAGGTTGGATCATCAAAACGTAGTATGCCAAGCACAAGCCAAAAGCAACACAACCTTATGGCGATGGTTGCAAATGACCCAGCTAAGGCTAAACAGCTTGGTATTCCCCAATCTGTTGGTAAAGACTTTACTGAAGCAGATAAAGGAAAGAAATTTGGTTCTGGTAGTTCACAGACTAGACCAGATCGTCAGGTAGTAAACCAGCCAAAAACCGATCATGGTCAGATGGCACTTTTTAAAAGAGGTGGTAGTATGAAAGAGTCAAAAGCAATGGTTAAAAAGGAAGTCTCCTTTATGAAAGCCAAAGGCGCACCTAAGTCTATGGTCAAACATGAAGAAGCCGAGATGAAGGGTATGAAAAAGGGCGGTATGAAAAAAATGGCTAGTGGCGGTCTTGCTGCTGGACATAAATCTGCTGACGGCGTTGCATCTAAAGGTAAAACCAAGGCTATGCAAGTTTCCATGTCTGGTAACAAGGGCATGAAAAAAGGCGGCATGGCTAAAAAATATTGCTAAGGAGCAATCATGGCTAAACGTAAAGTAAAACGCTATAACGACGAAGGTTACGTTACAAGCGACGACAGTAACGCTGGGATGAAAGAAGCCTACGATGAAGGTGCGTTAGAGCGTGCTAATGCTTCTGAAGCAGCCAAAGCAATTATGGACGAGGCTAAGGGTGAAACCATCCTTAAAAATCTGCGTGACGAGGCAGCTAAACCTAAAGTTAGGGCAGCATCTAAACCAGCATCTACACCTGCGCCAGCGGCTAAATCTACGCCTTCTACCTCTACTTCTTCTTCGTCTACATCCGCAGCTTCTGAGTCTTCTACACCTTCTACCGCTAAAAAAGAAACTTATCGTGACTTTGCTGGTAAGGTGCAAGTTAAGAAGGGCGCCGCAGAACGCGATGCAGAAATGGCCGCACGTCGTGCAAATGTCATGTCTGGGCTTAGAAACATAGGGTCATCTATTAGTGATGTTTTTTCAAGAGCTAAACAAAACTACGAATCAACTAGACCTGTGAGTAGGCAGGTGCAGAAAGAGCGAGAACAAGCCGCATCTAGAGGTAATCTAGCAAAAGGTGGTATGGCTCGCTCATCCGCTTCTAAACGCGCTGATGGTATTGCTACCAAAGGCAAAACTCGTGGAAAGTACTTGTAATGGCTGAACCAGTTTACAAAGATTCTGTTCCTGTCCCAGACAGAATCAACACCGAAAAAGACGTACCACCTAATATGCCCGGTAGTGGCATCAAAGTAGAGAAAGAACCCAAGCCAACCGCTCCAAAAGTGGTCAAAAAAGCTGGTGGTGGTTCTGCTTCATCTCGTGCAGATGGCTGTGCGCAACGTGGTAAAACCAAAGGAACCATCGTCATGTGCGGTGGTGGGATGTACAAGTAATGATGGCGAGTCGCGGTATGGGTGCTATGCGCCCTTCCAAAATGCCCAAGGGAACTAGAAAAGCCCGAAGGGATAATACCGACTTTACACAGTACGCTGAGGGCGGTACGACTAAATCTAAAGTCAATCAGGCTGGGGTTTATACCAAGCCGGGTATGCGCAAATCGTTATTTGAATCAATCAAATCGCGGGCTGTGCAGGGCACTGCGGCAGGGCAATGGAGCGCAAGAAAGGCTCAGTTATTAGCAAAACAGTACAAATCTAAAGGTGGCGGGTATAAATGAAAAACCCTCAACAGTCATTGAAAGATTGGACTGCCCAGAAATGGAGGACAAAAAGTGGAAAACGCTCGTCTGACACAGGTGAAAGATATCTACCAGAAGCTGCGATCAAAAGTCTCAGCCCTGCTGAATACGCTGCAACAACGCGTGCAAAACGTGCTGGCAAAAAAGCCGGAAAACAATTCGTAGCACAACCCAAGGGCATAGCCCAAAAAACAGCGAGGTTTAGATAATGGCTGAAAAATGGATACAAAACGCGATAAAAAAACCAAATGCTCTGCGCTCACAGCTTGGTGTGAAAAAAGGGAGCAAGATTCCCGCCGCGAAATTGGCGAAAGCAGCTAAAGCCCCCGGCAAGATGGGACAACGTGCCCGTCTAGCCCAAACCCTAAAGAAACTCAAGTAAAGGAAAATTATGTCAGCACTTAACGTAACCCAAGCCGAAGCAGATGTTCTTTTGGACAGCCTCAGAATGTTTGCCGAAGTACACAAGAATGCTGGTGGAGCAGTTCCTTCAGAAGTAGCAGGCTTGCTTGCTAAGTTAGTCCCTGCCCCTGTAGCCGTGGTTGAAGAAGAGGCCCCTGCCATTAAAACACGCAAATCTAAAGCTACATCTGAAGAAGAATAATGGCAAATACTTCTGGCGCAACCAGCTTTAACCTAGACCTAACTGAGTTGGTCGAGGAGGCGTTTGAACGCGCTGGTAGTGAACTTCGTACTGGCTACGACCTGCGCACTGCACGTCGTAGTCTCAATATCATGTTTGCTGATTGGGCAAACAGGGGTATCAATCTTTGGACTATTGAGCCGGGAACGATAACTTTAGTGCAGGGGCAGAACACCTACCCCTTACCCAACGACACCATTGATCTCTTAGAGCATGTCATACGCACGGGTGCGAACAACACCGCGACTCAGGCTGATCTGACCATCACACGTATTAGTGTTTCTACCTACGCCACGATCCCTAACAAGATTCAACAAGCCAGACCTATTCAGGTTTGGATTCAGCGCTACAACGGGCAGACTACCCCGATTGCTACTACGCTGACTACAACAATTACGTCTACATCCAACTCAATTGTGCTGAGTGATGTTACGGGTTTACCCGCATCTGGCTTTGTAAAGATTGATGATGAGGTCATCAATTACAGCTACATCACACAAGACGATAACGCAATTACAGGTACTTTGTACAACTGCTTCCGTGGTCAACAAAACACGATAGCGGCAGCGCATTCATCAGGTGCTACTGTGTACTGGCAACAAGTTCCAGCCATCACCGTTTGGCCTACACCAGATAATGCTCAAACCTACACATTTGCTTATTGGCGTCTACGCAGAACACAAGACGCTGGCGGCGGTGTAAACATCATGGACGTGCCATTTAGGTTTATCCCTTGTATGGCGGCAGGGCTGTCTTACTACATTGCAGGTAAAGTGCCACAAGGCATGGAGCGTCTGGCTATGTTGAAAGCACAGTATGACGAGGCATGGGAACTTGCCGCGTACGAGGATCATGAAAAAGCAGCATTGCGTTTAGTTCCTAGACAGACCTACATTGGGAGGTAGTCGTGGGTAATCGTTTTGCTTCCGGCAAGAACGCGATTGCGGAATGTGACCGCTGTGGTCAGCGGTTTAAGTTGAAGGTTCTTAAACGAGAGATTATCAAGACTAAGAACTATGACTTGTTGGTGTGCCCAGAATGCTGGGACCCAGACCATCCGCAGTTGCAGTTGGGTATGTATCCAGTGGATGATCCACAGGCTTTACGTAACCCAAGGCCAGATAGAAGTTATGTTTTGTCTGGAACGGACGGATTGCAGACAAATGTGAATGGTGGTACTGGTCCAACAGGTGTTGGTACAGTCCAAGGCGGTAGCAGAATCTTTCAATGGGGCTGGAATCCTGTTGGTGGTTCGGAGGCTTTTGATGCGGCACTAACACCAAATAATTTGAATTTGGTAGTGCAATTAGGTACAGTCACGGTAGTAACAACTTAGGAGTTGAATATGGATACGAAGACAGTTAAACGAATTGCTGACACAGAAGTCAAGAAGCACGAAAAGCGTATGCACAAAGGCATGGCTAAAGGTGGCGTGACCAGTGAGGCAATGAAAACTTATGGTCGCAACATGGCGCGTGTTATGAATCAGCGCGGAAGCGCAAGGGGCAAGTAATGGCTAAAAACAATCTACCCGCATCTTCTTACGCAAAGCCACACACCATGTCTGGCAAAGGCGTTAGGGTTGAGGAAAACCCTGGCAAAGAGCCAAACCGTAGCAAATTAGAAACCGCTGATATTAGTCTTGGTCAATATAGCAAATCTGCTGGTGACGAAAAAACCAAAACCGACGGTATCAAAATGCGTGGTGCTGGTGCAGCCACTAAAGGCACTATGTGCAGAGGCCCGATGGCATGAACTATTCCGAGTTAGTAACTGCAATTCAGTCTTATACGGAAAATCAGTTCCCTGATGT